ATTTGTACAAGAACAAGGTCTGTGCGTGGTACACGTCGCGGGATGCGCCTAACTCTGCGGATGGGTATCGGATTGATTGGTTCGCGTATTCTTCATTTGAGACAGCATTGTCCATACCGGTCCAGACTGAGGAAGGGAAAACAGTGTACCTTTGGCCGCGGCAGCGCCTACGCTCACAAGAGCTGCCTCATGTGCATATGGCCCCCAGAAGACTAAAGGCACTTCTATACTCTATGCTCGAGAAATCGCGCATCACCCGGGGAAGGCCAATGGCGATCTGTGTTGCCTGGGAAAAGCTGGCTCTGACAGCAACATCAGCTACATGGAGGTCAGGAGTGAATTTCCTGACTGCCAGATATTTGTCCGCGTCCCTGAGTGCACCGTCCTCCCCCTTTGATGAGATGGCAAAGAAGCTGAGAGCCCCAACCACCTTCGCAGATGTAGCGTATCTCCAGAACCTAATCATGGACTTGGACTCCTGGAAAACGCGCGACCAATTTCATGACAAATGCCCGCTTCTTGGGATTCCTCGCGCGTTCACACAGGTAGAAAGCTACTGGTCAATGTGGGTCCCCTCCGAATTCGCTGATACAAACAAGAGCATGGCCGAATGCGTGTCAGGTCTTGTTGACGAGTACGAACTGCTTGAGAACACGATGGCGATACGATGCCAAGATCTGCGTAGTCAGCTTTCGCTGATCCAGAGCGGCTACATCTCACATGCAGCTCTTGTTAGAGGACTTCGTGCAAGTTGTCGTCTGGACACGGGAGGTCGGCTTGGATGGTCATGGATTGGAAGCCTGGCAAGTGGTTACGCTCTCAACCTTCGTTCTTCTGCTGATGAGTTCGATGCATCGTTCGGCCGCGGCTCTAGGCACCGATCCTTTGTCCAGCATCTGACTGTGCGACATTCAATGCGCGTAGATGACCTTGGCAATCTCCATAAGGGAACTGTAGCTCAAATGATGCTCGATCAGGGAGTAGACCTCTTCTTGTCGAAGGTAGACCAGACCTTTCGGTTCTTGTTCCTGCGTGCCCCCCTATTCTTCAACCATCCCAAGAAAGGAGAACACAAGGAGCGGGAGATTTCAATCACTGATCCTGATTCGAGGATTGCTCTCAGTGACGCTGAACATATCTGTGGAATGTACGGACGTGGGACTGGAGTCGACTTCCTCAAAGACTCAAACAAGGACATCAAGTTCTATCGCACGAGTGCCAAAGTCTTAGAGCGTGGAGGGGCTATTCAGAGTTCTGATGCGACGAGATACGGCCCAATGATGTCTAACATGGCAATTGCGATTATGCTCTTATTCCTAGGCACACTTTCCACACATCTACGCTGGTCATCAGCAGTCTATGCTAGGCTGGCATACAGACGGATGCTCATCCCAAAGTCGGTTCTGCCCGAGTTCGAGAAGAAGATGTTTCATAGCGACTCACGTGACAAGGCAATCCGAGATCACCGGTTCGTGTCTGACCTCCCTGTTTATTGCCTCGAGGACGGTCAGCCGATGGGCTGGTACACCGCGAGCCACCACATGGGCCAGGGGATGTCACACCACTCAAGCTCACTCTTGCATGCAGGTGGCCTGATTGTTCTTCATGACGCTGCCATGGATTTCAAGATCGTTGTAAACGGGAAGGAGGCCGAGATCATTCCTTCCATCATGGTCACGTCAGATGATAGCACCCTGCTCCCACACGCAAGACACAGGGAGGGGGGGAAACCCATGACGAGAGCCGAGCGGCAGACAGCCTCCAGAATGTTCCTCAGCCTAATCAGGGCAGGACGTTGCATAGGGCTCAGAATGGTAAGTGTGATGCCCAACCTCGTCAAAGAGTTGATCGCAGGCAACAAAGGGGAATTCAATTCTCAGGACACAGGGATCGGGTCTTCATGTCCAATCCTAGGCTTTCGAGAGCTGATCTCCCTGATAGTTGAACCTTCAGCACCATCCCTAGTTGGGGATTACTTGAACGCTGCAGCGAATGCCAAGACCATAGCCCTCGATGGACAGGGGCTGAGAACTGGGAACTATCTGCACAAGCTGTTACTTGACGCCATAGAAGAGCGCTGGCGCCTTGGAGAAGACCATCTCAAGAGCATAGAACAGA